ATCTTTGAATTGAACCTCTCTGACTTCAAAATCTTCTGAAAGTGCCCACTCTCTTGTGAAACTTCTCTGAGCCAAGCCTTGATGGATATACTCGGATCCTGCCTCTTGATTAGTTTCTTTTTTACCTTCAACGAATAGTTTTCCGTACTCAGTATAAACAGTAATTTCATCTTTATTAAATCCTGCTAGGGCAATCTCTAAAAGAGACTCAACATTATTTAACTGAACAAGATTGTATGGTGGATAATTTGATGTGGTTTCATAACTATTAAAAAAGCGGTTAAGGTAATCATCCATACCTATACCGTTCTTTGAAATTATTTTCATCAACTCTGGTAAGTTTGCAGAGTGATACCTTTGTAGTGAGTTCATAGTTCTCCTTAGTAAGCGAGTGTAAATTGTTGTCCCCGAAGGCGACACTACTATTTAACCAAATACCGATTAGTTACACAATACGGAATACTCTAACATCTTGTTCGGTCTATTGCCAATATTCATCTAATACATCAAATACTCTATTAAGATAATCATTTGCTCCTTTACACTCCCATTCTCCTTTCTCACCAATCTCACATTTATAATGCAATTCTCTTTTAAGTTGCATGAGTTTATTGGTCATAGCAACCTTGTCTAATCTACCATTCATTTTGACCTCCTTTTATGGAAAAAAATAAATTACGATTCTTCAACTTTTTTCTTTTTACTACCTATATTATACTTGTTTCCAGTATCCAGTCACCTTTATCTTTATATGCTAATACTTTGATTTGATTTAGGGGTGCGATGTCTTTTATCTTTACAACATCTACAATTCCTATTAATCCCCAATCAACGAGTAACTGTACGATACGATTACGTCTCTGAATATCGTTTTGTGTTAGATTTGCATGCTTACCATCTAACGCAAATAATTCCTTAAAATGCACTAAGAAATATCTACCTTGTTTATGCAGAATATGACAAGATTGATAAATTTTCTTTTCCTTGCGGGATGCCACTCCAATTCTTGTGAGTGTCTCACGAACCTTCAAAAAGTCATCTGGTTCATTTAAAAGCACTTCGACCATCTGGTCTGGTGACCACTTCACCTCAGGTTCTTGAACAAAAGTCATGTTCCTCCAATCTCAAATTTAGATTTAATAAAATCAAGTTGTTCCTTTGATAAGATTTTCAATGCTTGCTTTGCTTTTTCATTACTATAACCATAGTAACGTTTAACACAATCAAGATTATCAACTAAATCCTTTCGAATCCAAGGGGAAAATCTTCTCTTAGTTCTCAGTGTATTTATAAAAAAGTCATATTGCATCTTCTTTGGTAAAAAAGAATACATATTCATTTCATTGGCAAACAAGACTGCATCAAGGTGTCCGGAGAAACAGCGATTGATTATATAAGGAGGATAATCCTTTTCAATCGATGGGTCTTCATCTATCAAATTTTTCTTCGTTTGATTGATTGAATTTAACCAATCCTTCAATTCAGCCATTCTCTTCCTCCATAGTTCGATTTACAATAATGATTCGATTGTTTTTATAATCTGGTACAAATTCTAAGTAATCATCGATATCCCAACACAACTCTTCGTAGAGAGTATTCAAAGTCTCCATGTCTTCCCAAAGATCATTTGGTTCTTGTTTCATTTGACTAAACCCTCTTGTTTTAACTTATTATAATTATAACACCCATCAAAACTAAATTTTATTTTAGGTTGTTTGTCATAGTTCAATAACAATAGTTCTTTTCTTTTTTGTTGCTCATGCATATATTCACCTACCGATCTCATTGTATAAGTGTGATCAAATTCAACTGCATTCCAATTATGAAATCTATCTTTAATCAGTTGACTTGAATTGTAACTCAACATCATGTCAATCTGATGTTTATCACAATCCTGTGCGAACTTATCGTGATCAAATCCCTTATGCATAGAACCTTTTTTACCATACAAATTATCCTTGATATCATATGGTGGATCTAAGTACATAAAAATACCATCATGAATGTCATTCTCCATTAAGTATTCATAAGAGTATCCGTTGATATGCCAACCAGAAATTATAGAAGAATACTCAGGTAATTTATCAATCCCTCTCATTGAGAAGTTAGATTCTGATGCCTGTTTTGAAAAAGATGAACTCTCAGTCAAACCACTAAAAGAACATTTGTTTACAATATAAAAAGCACACGCTCTTTCTAATGAATCAAACTTTTGATCATTGATTCTTTCTTTTGATTCTAAAAATAATTCTCTTGCAGAGTCTGGATTTGGATGTGTTGATTTATAATCTCTTAATTGATTTGATAATTCGGTTCCAAACTGTTGAAGTTGTATCCAGAAATTAACAAGCGGTTCATATAAATCATTAACCGTAATTTTCAAATGAGGATATTTCTTTGATATGTGAAGTGCAACACTACCACCACCAAGGAATGGTTCTCTAAACTCAGTATAATCTCTGAGATCTGGAAAATGTTGATCCATCTTTGTGCAAGCACGAGACTTACCACCAGGATAACGAAGTGGAGTTTTAAGTGATTTAGTTGACATTACTTAATTTCTTCCCAAATAATATAATCATCAGGGTCAATCATTTCTCTCATTGGCAGGTAAGAACCTGTGCCTCTTCTTTGATTTAATTCATCCCATTCCATTTTGATAGTGATTGTTTCAGTAAGATCTTTAACTGATTGTGACATACCACGATACCCATTACCAACATAAATTTGACCTGCCATAACCGCTATGGTAGCAGCACCCCAAAAGAGATAGTATTTACTTGATTTCACTTGATGTTTTAATTTTGACATGTTTTTCATTTGAATTCACACTCCACCATAATTTCAGTAAGTGCTGCTAAGAGATTTATCTCTTGATCTGCTACGAAGGCAATCTGATACTGATAACGAGCAATAATAAGCACAGCAGCAGGAATGCTTGAGTTTTTAAGGGTGCTATAAAGAGCATCGTAAATACGACGCAACAATACAGCAGGATCATTGTCTAAGTTATCGACCGTCCATTTACGCACTGCCGAAAAGTTTTTCTCTTTAAGATTCTTTATAAGTTCATCTACTGATACATCTGAAAATGTTACTAAGATTCCACTATCTATCTTACCACTCACTGAGTATCTCTGACACTCATTTAACACTCTTCTCCAATCTGGAAAATGTTTGTTGATTAATTCAGCAATCACTTTCTTATCACTCTCAACCTTTTCTGTTTCAAGAATCTGATTGATGCGTGAAAAGAATTGTGCTGCTATTGCCGGTTTATCCTTTTTACTAACATTGAAGTCAACAACACTGCACCGACTATGGAGAGGTTCGATAATTTTATTTTTGTAATTGCAGGTGAAAATAAACCTGCAGTTTCCGGAGAACTCCTCAATACTCGCTCTGAGAAGGAGCTGTACGTCGGAAGTGGTATTGTCTGCTTCNTCAATGATGATGACTTTATGTTTCGACTGGCTTGTAAGAGAGACNGTAGATGCGAAGTTCTTTGCGTTGTTCCGAACAGTGTCGAGAAACCTNCCTTCATCCGATCCATTAATGACATAGTAGTCAACTCCTAATTGTTTACATAATGCTTTTGCCACCGTGGTCTTACCAATACCTGGTGGGCCTGATAGCAACATGTTTGGTATCTCACCTTGATCTACAAAGTCTTGAAATGTTTTCTTAATATGATCAGGGAGTATACACTCGTCAATTTGTTGGGGTCTGTATTTTTCAACCCATATAAAGTCACTCATTAATTAGTAATGTTGTATTCAATTTCTATGACCTTACTCATTCTACCAGTAGAATCTGCTCTAGTCAATCTGGTCATATTGCCACCCAATTGTTTTGTAATACCTTCTAGTTCATCTAGAAGTTCTTGTTCTAATATTTGAACAGGATCATGATGTCTATCTACNTTCATTCTACCTCTATNTCATATTTTTTCATCCATGCTTTTCTTTCTTCAGCATAATCATCCATGTGATGTATGAGCACAGATATCTTTTGATTTATATCTAATAGCTCACTATTTGAAATAAAGAGTGAACTGTTTANNAATTTCATTGCAATAAGTGATGTTGGTATTGCAACTACTACTCCTGTAAAAAATGCTGTAATCATAAATCATATCCTTTTTG